GATCGTATTGGTACCGGGAGCAAGGTCGTAAACCGGTGCTCCCCCCATTCCAACAGCAGTTTCTCCGCCGTACCCTGTGACTACCGGGGCGCTGCCCCCCGCACTTGTACCCGCAGCCAAAGTGCCCGAAGAACCCGACCCAGCACCTGCTCCAGCACCTGCTCCAGCACCTAAATTACCAAGTTGTTGTGCAATGTTTGCGCCCCCGTATGCCCCAAAACCGGCTTTTAAACCTTGTGACAAGCTGTTATTGGCAATACCGTAAGTTGCCCCCACCCCCATAGCCGCATACATTGGGGCAATATTCATCCCGCCTGTCAAAGCGGCCCCCAAAATCAAGGGGCCGTAAGGCCCAAGTTGTTGCGTAATATCGGAAACTGTGTTTTTTGCGCCTGACCAAACATCGTCGACAGTGTTTTTTGCACCTGAGTAAAGTTCATCAACACCGCCTAAACCAATACTGTTTAAAAAACTAAATTCACGTAATCCCGTGTGTGGGTTGATCGTGCCTGAGCCGCCAAGCAGTTTTAAAATACCTGCTTCTTGTGGGTTGATGTGCGCCAGCATGGTATCCCCACCGCGTCCGTGAGCAGCGAGTGTCTGGGCAAGTTGGTGCAAACTCATGGCAATACCTCATAAAAACGGGGGTTTATTGATCGTATCATGTTCAGCCTACTTTCCAATTAGTTCCATCAGAGTACACAGGTGTTTTTACTGCCCCGCCAGTTACTACAGTTGATCCAAACACCGGAGCTAAAGCATCAGAAACAAAAGACCTAGCTCCAACTCCTGATGTTGCTGCGCTGGGGAGCGTGGCTACTGTGTACACAGTGAGCGCAGGAATGATTTTGCTTGCACTGCTGAGCTGCCCAGTAATATTGTCAAGCTGATTAAAATATAACCGTAAGACGTTGTTTAGCTGGTTGATGTAGTTGGGGTCGTATTGGTTTGTAGCCGCAGGCAGGCGCGGCGCAACAGCCTTGTTGAGCGCAAACTCTGATGTAACAACGTAAGTCATTATGCTACCTTCTGCCGTCAGGACGCAAATCTATTCTAGGTGCGCCAAGCTGCCACTGCACGCCGATTTGGTTGGATGTGATTTTCATCTGCATCTGGCGACCGCGAATACGGATAAACAACTGCCCAGTGAATTCGTCCACGTTGATGACCGATGGGGCAGTTCCGGTGTAGTTGACGGCTGCGTTGCCGCTTTGGGTAACACCAGAGCCTGAGTTGTTCAGTCCTTGCAAATACATCGTCACACTTGGTGTGGTGCCACTGGTCGAGCCACGGAATGTCAAATCTGGAATCATGCGGTACACAAACGCAAAGTTATTTCCGTCCCCAATATCAAACTGCGCAGAGGTAATTGTGGCTTCAATTGGCAGCACAGTACCTGTCTCGTTGTCGTCCACGCCGTACTCTTGGTTAACAATGTTGTAACTGTAGGTTGCAGCAAGCGGGTAATTCCTCAAACCTGTGTCAAGCCAAGCGGTGCGTGCCATCGTGCCATACTGCCACAAATCTTCGGTGTAGTTGTAAATGACGTACCTATCAACTGTATTTGATCCAGAAGAACAGTAAAAGAACCACACCTCGTTAAAGCCTTCGTTTGTGCTTGCAAACACTTGGTCAAACTGAAGCTGGTTGATGTCGCTGTAAATAAACTGGCGCAAATCACATCGCAACGTTTGGACACGTCCATCGTACCTGTAGAACTTATCCACGCCCATCCAGTAAGTAATACCAGAAGCCATCGCCGCTGCGTTGGGGCCAGCAATAGACACGTTATCGGCAAGTAACTGCGTGCCCCAAACATACGGTGGGCCAAGGTACTGCAAAGAGTACAGCGCCTGATCCGTCCACACCACGATCTCTTGGCGGCTTTGTAAAGTGGTGACAATCTTTGAGCCGTGGGACAACCGCACACTACCTGCTTGGTTTGTAGCCGCAGGGTACCAAACGATCAAGGACTCCTGATCTGACCAACGGATCAGCATGGGGTCGAGGATTGTGCTGCCATAGTCGTTGGTGCCAAACACAATACAGAAACGGCTGGCATCAGATACAGTAAAAGAGTTTTGGTACAACGGTGCGTAGCCGTCTGTGCCTGACAAAGCAGATACTTTTACTCCGCAAGGAGAAATGTACTGTGTGCCGCTTTGCGTACCTGACGTGTTTATGGATGCACCGCCAGCAGTTGCCGCCAAGTTAAATGTGTTTGCGGTCAGGTATTTAGTGTAGTACGTAACCCCCGGAAGCAAGCCGGTAGGCAAAGCCCCGGTGGTGGTGAACGTGATAGGCGTTGCATCTGCAAGGGTTAAGTTTGACGTTACAACACACGGCGACGCTATCGTCATGGTCACGATAGAGTTAATCACCCCAACAGACGCATCCCAGTAATAAAGCGGGGCACCACGAGGGGCATACAGTAAGTTTTGTCCCCAGTTAATTTGATTCCAAATACGCAACGCATCAGACGATGCGGTACCAATACCCCAAGAACCTGACCCCCAAGTGCTGGCTCCCCAACCGGACAGAGGGACTGCAAAGGATGGCCCTGTGTTGATTTGGTACGCCGCATAAACAGTACCGCCACCAGTAGCCGCAGTAGCTGCGGCAGAAATTGTGATGGTGTATGACGTGTTGTTGACGTAGGTTATTTTGTACTCGCCAACAATCGTTTGCCCACCAACCGCCGTGCCGCCGTAGAAGGTAACGTAGTCGTTGTTGATGAATCCACCACTTGCATCAGTGACGGTGACAGTGGTTGTGCCGTTTGTTGCAAAAGGGTTTGTAAGTGTGTTGGTTGTTCTGATAGGTGTGATGTCGTTGTAGACACCACCGCTTTCAATGTAAAACTTTAAATTGGTGCCAACGCCCAGCAAATTCAAAGAACTCAGCGTTACCCAGTTCCAAAGAGAACGGCAAACCCCCAAGTAGGTGTAGGTGGATATGCGCTGCCAACCACCAATTTTTTCTGGCGTGCCTTGGCGAAACCGAACCTTGTCGGATTCGTACCAACCACCCTCGTTGGTGTACCTCGTGTTCTCACGATTTACTCCGGGTTTAAGCTGTAGCTTCTGTAATGGCATGATTATGCGTACTGACGAGTGCCTGATTTATCAATGATAAGCGCCATGTTGCGGGGTTCAGCATCTTCCATATTTGGAATGCTGACATGTGTCCATCTGTCAAACTCACGGATCACTTGGTCATAGGGTAAACCTGATGCAATGATGGCAGACACAACCTCATCAGGAGTCATGCCCGGCACACGAATATCGGCTGCGCACCCGTGTCTATGTTGACTGGAATCTTTTGAACCCACTGCTTGGTTTACCTCATGACAGCGAAATGCACTATTTATGATTATAGGTTTGCCACCCAGTACTTCTTTAACCTGCTCCAGAAAGTTAGCCAAGCGCACCAAGTTGGCCATTTCAGTTTCGTTCGGCGTATTGTCAAACTCACGGTGGTCAGTATGGGTCAACTCTTCGTAAGTAAAGTTTTCGCTCAGATTCATTTTGAACTCCTTAAGGTTTCACGGACTTGGTTGTAGAGGTTGATGCAGGTGTTGAGTTTTCTGACGGTTGCGTCTGCATCGTCGGTGATGGCGACAAGAGATTGAGCAGCCTCTGGCTGTAGTTCGGCTGTTCCAAGGTTAGCTCCGCTGGTAGCGGGGGCATCTCCGGCGGGTTGTACGGGGCAGGACACTGGGGTTTTGACAGGAATGCGCAACTGCATAGCACCAGTGGCAATATCAGCATTACGCTTTTGAATGAGTGCCTTTGCTTCATTGTTGGCCTTTGCAAGTTGGACGGCTTGAGTGTTGACGGCGGCGACCAGTGCCTGTTCTTTTTGCCGCGCTTCAGCATTGAGTTTGGCTACTTCCAATTGTTGCCGATTTGCTTCATCGTGTCCACCCTTGTAGTACCCGCCACCAAAGGCGCTCAGGATGGCAAAGACGATGCCAAGCAGTACAAAGGGATTAAACAAACTCATGGCACTTCTGTGTTGCTGGGAGCATTGGTGCTCAAAGGTTTTACCGGTACTTGTGGTGCGGGTGGTACTGGTGGTTTGGGAATGACGGGTGTAGATGCGTTGCTACCGTGTCCAACCGCCATGAGCGTCCCGATGATTGAGATCATGCTGGTCAGCACAGTTTTTAAAATTTCAAACAGCACGGCATCATTTTTGGCTTGGCCAACCATAGGCTGAGTGACAAATATCAAACAATAAATCACGCCAAAGGTTGTGCCAATCAAGCACATGGCAAAGGCCATCTGCGTCCAGAACTGGCCTATGGCGTGCCACTCATCAGGACTTCTTCTTGAATTGCTCATACATTTCCTTTGGGATCAAATCTTTGGTACAAGTACCGGATGCTTCACATTGAGGCGGCTCACACTCAGGTTTACCCCAATTTTTTGGGTCTTGACACGGGTATCTCCAGCGGTCTTCGCACCCTGTCAAACACAGGATTGTCGTCAAAATTAACAGGCTCTTTGTCACGATTTTTCCTCTCTACTTCACGCCGCAGCTTCTCAATCTTTTCCATCTGTGCCTTGGCATCAGCCTTGGTTTCCAGCACATCCAAGTACATAAACGCAAGTATGGGCAGCATCAGCGCAACCAGAACAACAGCAACAATCCAGCCCAGCACGCCCATCACACTTTCCTCAGTTGACTCAACCACAGGAACCATGTCCACAGGTATGCGATAAGGATCAGGGTTAGGACGGCTGCTCCGGCTTTGAGGTTTTGCCTTGCTTGTCTTTGGTGCCGTTGCCATCTCAGTCTTCGTTCCCGCTGTTCTTGCGCCATTCTGGCAGCTTCCTGTTCGGCGGCGATGACATCCCGCATTTCAAACACTTTGCTGTACAGTGCGCCCATCTCAGGCGGTGACTGATACACCATCGTTTCCCTAACCTCAACTTCCAGCGCCGCCATTTGATCCATTGCTAGCACCCTTTTGAGTGCGGCTTCCATTTGATTCTGGTCTGGATTAAAGACGGTTCTGGATTTT